GTTATCAGCCGGACTTCTATCTTTCGTCCTTTTTCCACTGGAGTGCATTTTTAAATGCATCGTGGTTTTTATGTTGACCCTTTGGGTCGGTTTTTTGATTTTTATTCTGGCTATATGGCCATTTGTCTTGTTGTCTTTTTGTTGGTTTGTGCCCGCACCATTAGTGGTTCTGGGGACATTGACACAGTACCACATAATAATGGCAACATTGTTCTTTGTGTTTTTGATCACAATTCGGCGTTTTGTGCGGAATGAGTATGCTCTTATATCTGTTGTTGGCCCCAAACATGCGCTGTGGTGTGATACTAACACACCATGGCATGGTTTCGGCACTGGACCAGTAAAATGGGTGGTGGCCTCTTTTGATCTGGGCGACGACCGACTACTGGGGCAGTTCCAATCAAAGTTGTTGCAAACAACTGTTCCTAACGGTTCCTACTCAAATTATTATGAGTTGACTAGCATGTTGTGGTCACAATTTATTGTGGTACTACACACTACTTTGCTGCCTGGTCCAAAAGTGTGGTTGGTGGTCATTCTTTGGTCCCTTAATGCCCTCTTGGTGCTTTATTTAAGGCCTTTGAAGCGCATGGGTACAGTGATTAGGTACTATGCCCTATTGGTCATCGCCATCATTACACTAAACCCCAGTGCTGTTGTGTTTGGCATAGGTGTTTTGTATTCAATTTTGGTTTTTGTGGTATCATTGTTTTCCACTGAATTCGTTGAATGGTTTTCATGGGTTTTGACAGCAGTTGCTGTTGATGTGACTGGTGCTTTTGTTGAATGGAACTTTATATCCAGGAAGTATATGAACCGAGCGGGTTTTCGCCCCACTGGCCATGGTTCTGGATTCGTTCCAGTTTTTAAGAATGCCGTCACTAAGTTAGCCATAGTTGTGTCTGATCTTGGCTTGCCTCATTATATATTGGGTGGATCTTCCAATTATGATGCAGAGCATGTGCAAAGCACTCTAGACATTATGCGAGATGCAGGCTGGCCAATCAACGTAGAACTTGATACTCCCTCTAGGTTTGCCAGCACATCCGCCTATTCGAGCTGGCTTGTATCCGGCACAACATGGCAACAAGGCATCCACAATCGCAAAATGTATGTGGATTCTGTGCTGGATCCTTTACGCGTGAAGGCCGTGGAATGGAAACGAACTGAGGAATATCGAACGTATGATAATGAGCAAGCCTCTGTTGCCAGGTACTTTAAAAGCCCTAGGTATAATTATCCTGACCTGGATGTCAATGATGTCTGGTTCTTGTTGGGTGATATCTTTCGGCATTCGCGTATCACTCCAATGAACTACATTATAAAAATGTGGGAGAAGAAATATGCACTTGGTTCATTCATGGTTGATCCACAAAATCCCAAGAAGAAGTATTCTCGTTGGAAGTTTATTTCCACCATTGGGTACAAGAACTTTAAAAGTCTTTGGAGGAAAACTTTTGAATTTGCTCCCTTGCTTGCACCCGTGTCGCACGTGTCCGTCAAGGATGAGGCTTTGCCAGCCAAGAAGTTCTTGGCGGACAAGGTTCGGACTGTTGTGGGGTCCCCTATAGGGCAATATATTATGTCTACTGTTTGGAATTACTCGCCTAACCACAATTTCAGATGGGTCACGACACCAATTAAAGTGGGCATGCCACTCAATGGGTACTGGATGAATGAAGTTTATTCTTCCCATGCTCGATGCCAGTTGCATTTTGCTGGCGACATGTCTGAATTTGATTCCACTTTAAGTGGCAATGTGCTTAAGTTGATAGCTGCCGTTAGGAAGAAGGGTTTTGAGCAACACAAAGACAGAGAACGCATTGCCACGCTAATTGATATAAACTATGATCAGGTGAGCAGGCAGCTTTTAAACACCACCAGTACTGGTGATATTTATGCAAAAGGCACTGGTCTTACCACTGGCCATTCTTCCACTAGTATGGATAATTCTGTGGGGCTGGTAGTGCTTTACCTTTTGGCCTGGAAGCAATTGACTGGGCTATCAGCAAAGGAGTTCAAGTTTTACAATGAGATTTCTTGCTTTGGTGATGACCACTTGCTTAGCATGGCTGGTAATAAGCCAGCATCCTGGAATTTCAGATCTATACAATCAGTGATGAGGCGTTGGGGAGTCACGAACAATTTGGAAGCCTCTGGCCCTTTGACCAAGTTGTCATTCTTGTCCAAGTGGGCCAGGCTCCCTACGACTGCCGACCTACTTGATTGCAAAGAAGCTGGAGTAAAAGCTCCCAAGTACGCCATCGTGCATGATCGTGACAGGCTTATAGGCAAAATGGTCTCGAAAGTCAAGAGTATGGATCCTCTTTACAGATTGAAAAGATTGGTATCATATATGTCTCTGACACCCCATCACCCGGATGTGTACCACACTTTACATAATTTAGTCATGCGTACAGCAACTTTCAGGTCATTTTTGAAGAGTGAGGCCAATCCTCGTGGGGTGTCAGTGCCCAGTTACAATAAAGTTGTCAAGGATTGGTATAAGCCTGATGCCACTTTTCCTGAAAACATGATAGATGAGGTTGAAGAAACATATGGCGCCAATGGGTCAATCATGGCTTACGGCGCCATAACCCCTCTGGACTCTTTTCTTGGGGCCATGGCGTTAGTGCCAGATTTCGTTAATCCTTCTATCTTTAATTTTGGTTATATGGCCACCATTCAAAGTAAACTTCACACCTTGGTCTCGTGGCCTGTCCAGTTCCTTGCGTTAGCTAATGGCACAAGTTCAACAGCTGAGGTTGGATATTTGCTGCGGAAGACTGTGTATGAGTTTCTCGACCCGTCTATTTGTGCTCATATAGATCCATCTGTAAATTATACAACTTTGTTGGCCCGCCATTGGATCTTTCTTTCGTTAAAAAGCATGGTTCAGTGGAGGGCAACCGAGTTGCCATTGACTT